ACTGTGTTAGCGGTCAAGTAATTAAAAGCATCTGGCTTGACTGTGCCGCCTAGTACCACTTCGTCATAAAGTGCTTCGAAGTGTGCCAGGTGCTCGCTAGTCTTTTCATTCAGGCGATCCTGAATAGTGGGAGCCCGAACCGCTTGCACTGCAGGTGTGTCTGCGGCAATCACTTCTGGTTCCAAATCGTCTGAGTTAATGGCTTCGTGCAATCTTGCTTTCAGGTATTGCATTTCTTTGTCACGCATGGGCATGCCCTGACGTGCAGCCATAACTAATCCACACGCTGTCATTGGAATCGCACGATCTGGGCTACGAATAAATTTGCTAACATCTGCTTTTGCATACCCGTTGTCTTGCATCCACTTGACTACGTGTTTCTTACAATCCTTTTGACTGTAATAATAATTGTAATAGAAAAAACTTTTACGTAAGAAGTGATCAAACTCATCTTGACTCATTGCTGTTGCACGTTCAGTGTCCCAGACTGGCTCTCTGCCCGTATATTTTTCATCAGTAAATGCTGGGTCACGAGTTTTAGCAGGCGCTTTACGCGGTGCTTTAACGCTTTGTGCTAGTGCCATTATTTGTACTCCTTATTGTACGGAATATGCTATTATACTACTCTTCTGGTTTTTTGTCAATCAGTGTTGCAAAAACGAGCCATTGTTGCAAATGTGCTAACTGTTCCCTAACTGTTGCTAATCTAGCAAGATACGTTTTATTGTACCCGGTACGGCGCACGTCAATTTCAGATTTACTTAGCTCAGTTATTGCTAGTTGCAAATTATCTAACATTTTGGCTAGCTGCCGTTTTGCGCCAAAATCATGTAGCGCACGTAGGGCACGACGCAATTCTGCATCCACCAAGGGCCAATCATTTAATGAGTTGAATTCACGCATAACCCAAATTATACAGCGTCCGCTCATTGTTGTCAAACTAAATACTAGATAGTAAGGATATAACAGTGCCTAGATTATCACTTTGGAAAGACGGAAAACACTCAAACGATTACAAGTTTTTGGACCGCAGAGTAAGCGAAATGTTTACACTTGGCGGTACCGGAATTCTGTGTCACAAATATTTAGGAACGTTTAGTGCGAACGTAGCTGATGCTACTGCTACTCAGCCAGTGTATCAAAATCAAAGTGCTCAAAATATACAAGATCTGCTGTTCCTAGAAAACCGTGATCGCAAATATGATCCAGATGTTTACGTCATGCGTGGCATTTATCAAGTACAAGATAACAGTTTTGATCTAAGTCAGTTTGGATTGTTTTTACAAACCGGAACACTGTTTATGATGTTCCATATCAACGACATGGTGCAGAACCTGGGTCGTAAATTAATGAACGGCGATGTACTAGAACTGCAACATCTAACAGATTACAATTCTTTAGACAATTCTGTACCAGTTGCATTAAAAAGATACTTTGTAGTCAGTGATTGCCAATTTGCGTCAGAAGGGTTTACACCCACTTGGTGGCCGCACTTGTGGCGTGTTAAGCTGAACCCACTAACAGACAGTCAAGAGTACAAAGATATTCTTGACACTATTCTCAGTGATCCCAATGATGCCAATAGTGCTCCTATTGGTAGCTACCTAAGCAGTTTACAAAAGTATCAAGAGATCAACGACGCCATTATATTACAAGCCGAAGCAGATGTTCCAAACAGCGGATACGATACTAGTATATTATACACCAAGTCAGTAATGCCGGCAGATGGTAGACCAGCAGATCCGCCAGGTACAGGAACTTCAGATGGCAGTAACGTAAATGTTGATACTACCTCTGTGAGTGCAGACCAAATTGCACTGTCAAGTACTGCAAAAGTATCTGCTTACATGAGCGGCGACGGTACAGCACCAAATGGTCAAACAGTTGGCAATGGTATTGCTTTCCCTGTATATCCTACCATTGGCGATTACTTCTTGAGATTAGATTATTTGCCTAATAGATTATTTAGATTTGATGGTTCCCGTTGGAACAAGATTGAAGATGTAGCTAGAACAAGCCTAACACCTGGTGCAGCACAAACTCAATTGGGTAATTTTATTAATAACGACAATACCTGGACCGATGCCAGTGGTCAAACTCGTAAAGAACGCACTAGCCTGAGCAAGGCTTTAAAACCTAAGGCAGACAATTAACATGCGCGATTTTTTCTATGACGGTCAAGTAAGACGTTTCATTTCACAATTTATGCGAATGGTTTCTAACATTCAGATTGAGTTTGGCATCAGTCGGGAAGGCACCAAGGCTTTACAACGTGTTCCTGTTTATTATGGTGATAGTTCAAGACAAGTTGCCAGTATCTTAAAAAACAATAGTGAAAGCACACTGAGTGCTGTTCCTGCAATGGCAGTATATGTGGGAGCATTACAATACGATCGTGAACGTGTACAAGACCCGTATTTGATTTCTAAGGTTAGAATTAGAGAACGTTTGTACGATCCAATTACCGGAGAGTATCTACAACAGCAAGGAGACTTGGTTACTGTTGATAGACCAATGCCTGTCCCTTATAAATTAACCTTAAAGGTTGATATTTGGACCAGCAACACAGAACAAAAATTACAACTGTTAGAGCAGTTGATGATCTTGTTTAACCCAGGATTAGAAATACAAAACTCAGACAACTATGTTGACTGGGCTTCACTAACAGTAGTGCATCTTACCGATGTAAACTGGAGTTCAAGAAGTATACCTGTTAACACAGAAGAGCCTATAGATGTTGCTACTATGACATTTGAAATACCAATTTGGATTAGTGCTCCTGTGGCTGTTAAGCAGTTTGGCGTTATCAAGAAAATCATTGCCAGCATATACGATGCTGATGGTAATCTAAGTCCTAACGTAATGGACAACGAAGATCAACTTATTGCTAGAAAAGTATTCACTCCACTAAACTATCAGGTGTTGTATTCTGGTAGTGATTTAATTTTACTTAAACCCGAGGATGTTGATAATCGTCGAGGCGGTAAGTTTGGAACTATTGATTCATGGCCCGCACTACTTGACACATACGGAAAAGTAACCAATGGTGTTAGTCAAATTAAACTCGCAATGCCTACCGGAAGCGAAATCATTGGCACTATTACATTGAATCCAACTGATTCAACAAAATTAATTTACACTCCGTTTGTTGATACATTACCTGCAAACTCATTGACTCCAATAGATGCTATTATTGATCCTTTAACTGTAGAGGTTGGTAACGATTTATTAAATCCAACAAACGGAACAAGATATTTGATATTAAATGATATAGGCAGTTGGGATAATAATCAACCACCAGTTATTTGGCAAGGGTCAAATAATCAAAACTTTGTTGCTCGTGCAAACGATATTATTGAATACAGCAACGGATGGATTGTCAGCTTTGATAGTCAGTCCACTTCGTCCATTCAATATGTTACAAATCTAACTACACAAATTCAATATCGCTGGACTGGTGTAGAATGGGTCAAGAGTGTGGAAGGTGTTTACCCTGAGGGCGAATGGACAATAATGCTATAAAGTATCTAGAAAGTTGTGGAGCATTAATATACTGCACTTCAACACACAGATATTTGTTTTTACTTAGATCCGGTGCTAAACATGCAGGGTCTTGGGGGCTAGTTGGTGGTAAACTAGAACCAGGCGAAAGTGTGGCACAAGGATTACTGAGAGAGATCGCCGAAGAGATTGGTGATGTAATACCAGATCCAAAATTGATACCAATTGAAAAGTTTACATCAGAAAATAAAAACTTTATCTATCATACGTTCCTGATCACAGTGGATCAAGAATTTATTCCGCAACTGAATGAAGAACATAGAGGTTATGCTTGGGTTCCTTTACAAGAACATCCTAAGCCTTTACATCCAGGTGTTTGGAGAACATTTAATTTTAAAAGTGTAATAGAGAAACTACACACCATTGAAACTGTTAAAGATCAGCTTCAAGCACAAACTGTCTAAAATCAATCTGTCTTAGATTCGTAAAATATTTCCATTCTTCGGGCATTCTAAATCTTTGAGTAGGTGCAACTCTAACGAAATCTACGTCAGGGTAAGTTTTAAACACTTGCGACATTGCTTTAACCCAAAAATCTTCAGACACAGTTTGTCTACGTGCCGGATACGCTGATGTATCAACATACACATTGTAGTTATAATTTAATGTATCGTTACCATCAAACCCTAGTAGGAATATTTTTTTGTGTCCATCAAAGCAGGCCAGGTATGTGGCAATCGCTCCCGAATTGTATGCTGGATCTTGTGGGATCAGATAAAATTTGCCAGGGTACGAAGCAATTGCCCAACCGTTGGCATACACAATATTTTCATTCGCATAGTCACTGGTGGCAATTTCATTAACAATTCTATCGCCTGTGGCAATTAAAAAATCTGGTGCATAATCTCTGTACAATGCGTTGCAACCATAAGTCTGTAATCTGTTGCTGCCACGTAGTCCAGCGCGGTGATTGGCAATCAACTGCATATTAACGCCCAGTCTGGTTTCACCGTTGCCCAGTATCAATGCACGATTGCTAACTTGCATATTTGCAATCTGATTAGGGATAAATTCTGTGGTTTTGACCCAATCCTGCCCCTGATGTACAAGATTCGTAGTTACTTGTTCACCTTCGTAATCTTTGCGGTATAGTTGTTTTAACGGTTGCATTATATTTGATCCTTGATACTAATATTTATTGCTTTTTAGAATATATGGTATCTGCTAAGAATTTATAGTGGGTGGGCAATTCGTCTATCACTTGCAGAACTTGATCCCGGTGCAACAACCAGGTGTTATAAACTTGCTGCTCATAATTGTCAGGTTCTCGATATTTTTTATCAAGGAATCGTTTGTGTGCAGCGTCCATGGGATTGTATCCCATTCCGGCTGCAATGTACACTATACCACTCATCCCAGGATCATAGATTCTTGATCTATGCTGTCGTTGTGCTATGTCTATGTAGCTGTTATAAGGCTCTGCGTCCATGTCGTTCATTGCTGGCGAATACGTTGTTGCACCGGTAACGTGTTTCCAGTATGGTGTGTCATGTCTTTGACTCAATGCATAATGCTGACTGATAAAATGTTTAAATCCCAGTATTTGTTCTTGAAAAGCATGGTTAAAAATATCAACATCAAATTTTGTAACAATGCCTTTACGCATGGTTAGGGCGGCAACTAGTTTAACAATGGCTTCATGAGTAAGCATTAATCCAGTGGATTCTAAAGGTTCAATAAATCCATTGGCTAATCCCACACCAACCACATTCTTTTCCCATGCTCTGGCATGTGTTCCGTGTTTGATTTTGATGTGTCTAATTTCTGCAGCATCTGCACGATCAGCATCAGGGCACACCATTCTATTGGATTTTAAATGTGTACGGAATTGTTCTTCGGCCTGTTCCGGAGTTGCAAACTTGCTACTGTAAACATAACCGGTTCCTATTCTGTTCCATAATGGTATGTTCCATACCCATCCTGCTTCAATAGCAGTACAACTGGTATAGTTCTCCATTTCTTTTTCTTGATCAATGTAAGGAATTACTGTGGCAATTGCACTGTCATTTGAAAGCGTATCCCCAAATGATATAAATGGTACACCAAGAGTTTGTTCTAACAGCAAAGACTTAAATCCTGTGCAATCAACAAACAGGTCAGCAGCGACGGCACCATTGTTTTGTGTCACAATATCTTTTACACTACCATCTGCTTTTTGTGTCACAGATGTTACAGTATCAACCATGTGAGTCATGCCTGACGGTAGACAAATCGTGTCTCTCAGGAAGTTACCAAACAATGCTGCATCCATGTGATATGCTGTGTCGTATGTGAAATTAAATCCTCTGATTTGTTGATCTTCATTCTTGGTCAGCTTGTTACGATCGCTCATCAAGATGCTGTCGTGATAGAACTCAGCAAAATTGCCAGGATCTAGATCTGGATTAGTTGCTCGATACAAAAACCAATCCATAATTCCGCGAGGTTTTTCTGTCATATCAAATCTACCAAATGGATAATGAAACGTGTGCGGTTGTTCTGTAGGATTTTCTCTAAAGTCTACAAATTTGATAGATGTTTTGTACGTGGCATTGCAATACGGCATCCAATCTTGGTCTTCAAGATCTAGCAAGTCTAAAAACTGATTGATGTGGCCAATAGTACTTTCACCTACCCCTATTATAGGAATAGCAGGTGATTCTACTAGAGTGAGCGTTATGTTGGGCAGTCGCTTTGCTATTGCAGCAGCGGTCATCCATCCTGAACTACCGCCACCAACTATACATATTGATTTTACATTATTATACATATTACATCCAATTGACAGTTAAAACAAATCTTTTTTTATATTTAAATGGCGCGGTACTAGAATGAAAATGTTTGCCGTCAAATACGCAAACAGACCCTTTACGTGGTGCGCTTGTTTGTGCTATTGTAAAATTAGTCTTTCTTACATAATCTTGCACAACGTCTTGGTTAATCTCTTGATTGCCAA